CATAAGCGGCAGCCTGGTAGGCCAAAATATCTGCATCAATTAGAGCTGTCTTCATACTTCACTTTCGGTGTCAGTAAGACACAAGGCTGAACGGTTTGTAGAAAAATGGTGCGAATAATATCGGCGCATTTGTGAGCTTCGTTATCTTCACAAATACGCACACAAGCTTCGGCAACAAGTTTGGCTTCGGGGTGCATATTATTCCTCCAAGGGGACGTTTTTGACTGCGGCCACATATTTAAGAAGGTCTGGGTTATCGAGGATTACCTGGATGAAACCATTGGCTGTCCTACGCACAAGAGGTTCTTCCTCCATCGGTCCTTCTCCAATGGACATCTGATACCAGATCGCATGAAGGATCTCATGGATAACGGTGTCCAGCTCTTCGACTGGAACCTGATCATCCTCAATGGTGATGAGCATCTTCTTGTGATCACACTGACCGAGGTTCTCGTGATCGATCGGTGATGTTGGTATGAACTTGATCTGATATACCTTGCCCATAACCCTAATAGACCTAGGGCGTAACTTCTTGTAACTCATACAATTCCTTCTTCAGATAGAAATTTCATTCCGTCTAATGTGATGCGCCACATCCTTCCAAATTGAGGGGCAGAACCACGAGTGACTTTGGTTGTGATCATATTCATGGAGGCAAGGGCTGCCACCTCTTGGGCATAGCGCCGAGCATAGTTTGACTGAACTGCAAACCCAGAGGTGTACGACTTAAACAATACCTCATTGATTTTGTTTCTTGTCATATTCCTCCCTAGTGAGTTTGAGACCAGTTCGTTCCTATCTTGGCATCTCCTGCCAATGCACATCTAAACTGGAAATGTTCTCCAGCTTTCCGAACTGCATCTTTAGCGGTGGCTGCAATGAACTCTGCAATGTCTTCGTTACGTGCAGCGATCTGTACTTCGTCATGTACCCAGGCGCAGAATGCGTAGTCGCCATCCCACCCATGCGTGAGACCTACCTTCTGTAGATCCTCTTCAAGGATGAGAAGCCACTTCTTGCAAATCAGCGCACCCGCTGACTGAAGCAATGTGTTTAATGCTGCGTGTGAACTACGAACGTGTAGCTGTCTTCCGTCAAGCCCAACAAGGTAGCCTCTACTTGCAGCATCTTTAACAGCTCCGACAAGGCGTCCGAGTGCTGGCAGACCACGTAGAAACTTGACCTTGAGTCTTTTCCCCGCAGCCGCATCTCCACCAACAATGGTCCCGATCTTTGCATCACCAGCTCCATATAAGAACGCATAAATAAAAGTCTTGGCCTGGGCGCGGGTACTTAGACCCGCCGCTTCCTGATTAGCAGTATGAATATCGCCAGTAAGGAGAATGTCCCCGTACTTACCGCCATCATATTTGGCCATGAAATGAGCAAGGCAACGAAGCTCTAGACCTGAAGCATCCGCACCAACCAATAACCACCCACGAGGAACAGTGAACAGTTCACGACATTCAGGGCCATAAGCACTCCCTCCTGAGGGAACTTGAGCAATGTTAGGGTAAGCGTGAGTTGCGCGGCCAGTAACAGCACCGTTAGGATTAACAGAACCATGAATCTTTCCTTTCTTTTCGGACTTCATCCACGCTTGCTGTCCTTCGGAAAGCTGTCCCGCTCTCTTCTGAATCAAGAGATATTCGGTGAGTAGCTTGCAGGGTGGGAAATCTAGTTTTGATAGAACGTCTTCATCCACCATCGGCTTACCGCCTTCGGTGAAATCAACTGGCTTCCAGCCATAGAGATTGATCAATCGATCTGCGATGTGATCACGAGACGATGGATTAAACTCAATCGTCTTTGTCTTCTTAACTGGTACTCCTTTGACATACCCTTTGGTCTTGTTGTTGACCTTCGGTATGAAATCGGGGAGCTGGATTACCCAAGACCCGAAGTAGTCTTTGAGTTCCCTCTCCAGCTCCCCTCTGCGCTGCACCAACTTGGCGTAAAGAGCGGCTGCCTTCTGGGTGTCAAAGCAAAAGCCATTACGCTCTTGCTTCGCCATCAACCAGGCGACGTCGTGCTCCAGCTCTAGTGCAGCAACTGAGTAATTCTTTGACAGGATCTTGTCGTAAAGGGCGTGGGTTACCTCCACGTCTTGGATGCAGTACTCCAACATCTCTGTCGTGAAGGTGTCCCACGGACCCTTGAAGTCACCCTTGTAGTTTCCCAAACGGTAACCCCATGCTTCGAGCGAGTGACTGCCATATAGCTTCGTTGGCAGTCGCTCCTCTTGCATCAATCGTGCATCGTGATCCTTTATGTTTGACCAGATCAATCGGGTGCAAACGAGCGTGTCGCATACATTCTTTTTTGAAATCTCAAACCAAGGATAGAGTTTCTGGATTACGGGAATGTCGTATTTGATAACGTTGTGACCAACGATCAGGTCAGCTTTCTCAAGCCACCGCAATCCAATCTCAATCCGTCTACCACTTGTTTTGTTGTCGTAAGATGTTACTGAACCTGTCTCTGTATCTTTGATGACTAGGCAATGAATGTGAGTAACATCATCTAAAAGACCATTTGTTTCCAAATCAAATATAAGCGCCACGCTGTCTCCCTCGACTAGCAATTAAAAATAAGTGAAAAGAAATCTCACGATACCAATGTCGAGGCAGACATAACCTTCATCATCCGCGACCACGCCCTTAGGCATCCATTCAATTCCAAACACAATTCCATTGATAAAATTTAATTCAAGCATCCAACTCATATTAGCGTCCCATCACGTAACGGGCATAACGTTGCCCAGTGATAGGATGCTTCTTATGAACCGTCTTGATCTTGAACCCCATGCCGCGAAGCTCGCTAATACGTTTCGTAAGAGACTGGATACCGTGATCGATCAAAGCCTCACGCTGCGAAATGCTCTTGGCACGACGAAGATGATTTAGAATGATTTCGTTTTGGGACATTAGAACTCCTTTTCTAGAATGGTTTCGTCCTTAAATTGCAGATCAGTTTCACTTAACCGACCCGTGTCTCGATTATACAAGAGATAACCTGTGATACCCGTCTCTCCAGAGAAACGGTTCTTCAGCACCCGAATGGTGGTTACGTTTGGATTATCGCCTTGTTGATCTCGCTCCAGGCCAATGACCATATCACTGAGCTGGGCAATCGAATGAGATCCTCTGAGCTGCGATAGCGAGGTCTTCGCTCCTTGCTCATGTCCTCGGTCACCTTCAGGTCTGCGAAGGTGCGAGATTACAAACATTCCTACACCAGTCTCTTCAACGAGAGTGCGTAGGTAAGTCATAGCGTTATCGATGAGTCGTCTTTCATCACCGTCACCAAGACCGCTAACAACAATGCTAAGATGGTCGAGGATAATCCAGTTACAGCCGCAGCCTTTAGCCAGGTACCTGACCCTAGCAATAAGGTTTGCAATGTCACTACTGCCGAAATGGTTGTACAAATAAAGGCGGCCACTACCCACAGTATTAGAAAACGCACTAAGTAATTCATCATCGGTCACTCCCTCCTTTGATAGATGTAAGGGTTTGTTGAGTTCGATACCCATGAGACCGAGTGCCGTACGTCGCGGGTTTTCCTCAAGCATGAGGAGACCAACAGTCTCGCCTGACTTGATGAGATGGTGTGCAATCTCCCTGACGAAAGCTGTTTTACCAACGCCCGAACCCGCTGTAAGCGTGACGAGTTCTCCCTTACGCGCACCTCTAGTAATCTCGTTGAGCGAGTCCCACGGATACGGTACCGCCTCGACGACTTCTTCTGAGGCAATGGAGTCCCAGAGTTCTTCTCCCGATATGACACCATCAGGACGAATGGTTTTAGCATTCCATATCGCTTGAACGATCTCTTCAGGCTTCCCGTTTTGAAGACACTCGTTCGGATCCTTGAATGGGAGCGTGGCAATCTTTGCCTTGCCAGCCTCAAAGAGTTCAGAGCACTCACTCGCCGCCTTCTTGCCTGGTTCATCCATGTCAAACATGAGGATGATTTCGTCAAAAGAAGAGAGATAGTCGAGGTTCTTTTTGAGAGCCTTGACAGCTCCCTGCGCTCCGTTGGGGACAGAGACGACGGGCCACTTATTGTTCTGGACTTGCGAAACGGTAAGGGCATCGATCTCTCCTTCAGTGATTACAATTTTCTTTCCCTGATTCCACAGGTTGGCACCGAAGAGTTGAGCCTTGGTGATGTCACCCAGTACCGTAAAGGACTTGTCGGCCCCACGGATCTTCTGGGCAACAAGGGTTCCACTGGCATCGTAGTACGGAGCAATCTGAACAATCTTCCCCTTGTACTCTCCAACCTGGTACCCAAACTTCCGACATGTTTCTTCCTTGATTTTCCTCTTGGCCAAATCTTGGTAACTGCCAGAGATCAATGTCCCTGACTTTCGTTTTTGCGAAGGCTCGCTACATGAGCCGTCTCCATTCTTATGCGTGTTGCAACTGAAGCAGAATGTATGCCCGTCCGTGTACAGGCTGTTTGCATCGGATGATCCGCAGTTGTCACAAGGGATGTGACGAATAAAATCGCTATCGGTTTCTGTCATAGGTCCTTGTTCTTGAAAAAAATGGGGTGAACCGAAGTCCACCCCGAAATTACAACTAGGAGATCACTACAAAATTTTTTGGCTAAAAACTTTTCAGCCACGTTGCTACATCAAAGCAAGGGCAAGCCTTCTTGACATTAGGAAAGTCACGATGGCCTTGCACCTTCGCCTTCGGATACTTGAGCTTCAAGACAGTGAGTAAATCTTTAAGTGTCTCGAATTGCTCAGGCGTAAAATTGTTGACAGCTTTAGTCACGTCGTTTGCGTCCACACCACCGACCATGCAGATGCCGAGAGAGTTCTCGTTGAAGCCCTGCACATGTGCGCCGATCTGGGATTCGCTGCGCCCTTCCTCAAGAGTACCATCACGTCGAATGACATAATGATACCCGATACAGGCCCACCCTTTACCTCGGTGCCACTTATCGATTTCCTTTGCGCCGATATCTAGCTTCTCACTAGTGGCCGAGCAGTGGATCGCAATATAATCCGTGGACTTTCTGTCCTTGGTATTTGCGTTATACATATTATTCCTTAAGCCAAGACTCAGGAATAAGCTTGTCAGCGTACGGAAAGCCATGCTTCTCGCACCAATCCCCATAGGTTGTTTTGCTGCGCTTACTGATCTTGGTTTTTGAATTACTGAATACGAATCGAATATCTAAAAACGGGTTCTGCTTCTGCACTAACAGGTGTTTCTGTCTGTCTTGCGTAAGGAAGCGTCCCTTCGATTCAATTATGATGCCGTTCTCTAAAACAAAATCTGGTGTGTACTTCGAGACCTTTGCGGGTTTCTGATAAGTGATAACCGTCTCTTCAAAAGTGAACCCCACCCCTTTCGAGGTGAGGTCCTGAGCTATTGCTTCTTCTAGTCCAGATCGAAAGCCGTATTTCAGGCCTACTTGTTTTGACGAGAGCGGCTTAGAAGTCCTTTTCGGACTCTTCCGTTTCGTCGTTGAACTCATTGTTATTGGCAGTGGTATCTGCCTCGTAGCCATCCTCTTCACCGAAGCCGTAGGCTCCAGCACCCGCCGAGCTGTACTCAACTAGCTCGATGATCTGAACTGCACGAACCCGCAAAGAGATTCCTGCACCAATCAGTGAGGTGTAGAACGGCATAACTTCGTACGACACTTTAAGCTTCGTGCCCCCGCCGATGTTAGGGGCCGAAGTCATCGGAGAACCCTTGGCATCAAAGATTGCTACACGCTGTTCAAACGGCTCTCCGTTCTTCGGAGTGACTTTGGCTTTAAGCTTGAAGCGGATTGTGACTTTGCCCGTATTCTCATCAACGGAATATGGTGCATCGGCTTGCTTGATCTTTTTACCCGCGTTCTCCTCTTTGGCTTTTTCCAAAGAGTCAGCCATATGTCCATCCAAGAATGACAAGATTTCTGAGGCTTCCTCGGCATTCAATTCGAGGTTGACCTTGTACTCTCCGTCTGGATTGAACTTTGTGTCAGGCTTATTCAAGTGTGGGTACTGCGCCACGCCCGTAGGTGATACATAACGGGCGAGTTTTGGTTTCTTACTCATATAATTCCTTATTTCAAATAGCCTTCGTAGGCTTCTTTCATTTGTGCAATTAGACGGAAAGCCTCAGCTTTTGTCTTCACAACACGGACGGTGCCATCAGGCATTACAACGTTAAACATTCTTCAGTGCTCCAAGCGGTGGTTATCCAAGTGTCGGACAATAGGAAATA